TAAAAACGGCATTTACATGAGCATGAGCAACATAACTTCTGCCAATATCTACTATGGCTGAAATTAAACAAACAAACCTGTCGGGCCGTAAGCTGTTCATAGGCATTCCATGCTATGACGGCAAGGTCAATATCAAGACTGCATATGCCTTGGCTCAGTTGATGCCAGAAGCTATGCGGCTTGGTATTGCCGTTACGCTGTCAGATATTTCAAACTGCTCCATCATTACGTTAGCTCGTAACTCATTGGTGGCTGAGTTTTTAAAGACTGACTGTACAGACTTGTTGTTTATTGATGCTGATGTGGTTGTAACGCCCGAAGACATTTTGCGCCTATTGGCTCAAGGTGGATCAAAAGACATCTCTGCTGGTGCTTACCCGCGAAGGGCGCGTGACAAGAAGTTCTTTACAGACCTGTACTGGGATGAGAATGAGAACTTGGAGTTTGATGGTTCTTTAATGCGTGTCAAACGTGTTGGAACCGGGTTCATGCTCATTCGCCGGCATGTAATTGAAGAGATGATTGCAGCCCATCCTGAGTGGTCTTACACAAACAATGTGACCGGGAACAAAGTCTCGGCCATTTTTGACTTTGCCATTGTGGATGACAGGTATGTTGGCGAAGACTATTTGTTTTGTGATCGCGCAACTGAGATGGGATTTAAGGTCTACATTGATGTAGATATCAGCTTGCCGCACATTGGCAGTGAGACATTCACAAACAATTTCCGTGATGAGGTTGTTGTTCCTTTGCTAGAGGGGATAAGACGGTCACGGCTGGAAGTGGTAAATGGCTAAATCACCAGCATGGCAACGCAAGGAAGGCAAGAACCCCAAAGGCGGACTCAACGCCAAGGGCCGAGCCTCTGCGAAAAAGCAAGGTATGAACCTGAAACCTCCCCAGCCAGAGGGCGGCAGCAGGCGAGACTCTTTTTGCGCCCGGATGGAAGGCATGAAGAAAAAGCTGACCAGTCCCAAGACAGCCAAAGACCCGGATTCACGTATTAACAAGAGCCTACGGGCTTGGAAGTGTTGAGATGGAAATGGCTATCTGGAACGCTGTGTTGACGGCCTTTCTGGGGTTGTTAGGTTGGAACTTAAAAGAGAAGTCCGATGAGATCAAACGCCTTCAGATTTTGATTAACAAAACACGCGAAGAGATGCCCAAAGAGTACGTAACCAAGGTAGACTTGCATACGGACATCAATCGAATAATGGACAGGTTGGACAGGCTAGAAAACAAGATTGACTTGTTTATCAAGGAGCAGCGCAGTGCCCTCTCATAGCGCAAAGCAGCACAGATTCATGGAGGCGGTGGCCCACAATCCATCGTTTGCCAAGAAGGTAGGAGTCCCACAGTCCGTGGGAAAAGAGTTTGCAAACGCCGATAAAGGCAAAACATTTTCACGAGGTGGTGACATGAAAGAATCTAAAGCAATGGTTGGTAAAGAGATGGCCTTCATGAAAAAGAAGGGCGCTCCCGCATCCATGATCAAGCATGAAAAAGCTGAAATGATGGGCATGAAAAAAGGCGGTGGTGTCAAACCTTCTGCTATGGGCAAAGTTAAGACTGCCGCCCCAAGCCGTGATGGTGTTGCCGCCAAGGGCAAAACCAAAGGCACTATGATCAAAATGAACAAGGGCGGCATGTCCCGCTAAGGAGTAGTCATGGCAACAAGTGCATTTGGCAAAGCTTTCCGTGCCGCTAGAGATGCGGGCGACAAAGAATTTACGTTCAATGGCAAGCAGTACAACACCCGTTTGGCTGAAGAAGATGCTGGCGCAACGAAAGAAAAGCGTGATGCAGGCATGCGTAAGAAAAGCGACATGGTTGTTGCCTTGGGCCGTTCATTGCGCGCTGCCGGTGATGATACATCTGATCTGGCTAAGGCCAAGATTGCACAAGCCAAAGCATCTGCTGAACGGGACTATGCAACCGCTGACATGGATGAGGCTATGAAGGGTTACAAGCCACGTTATACGCAACCTGGCCGCGCTCCAAAGATGACTGAAGGGGCAACCTATGAGCCCATGCCTTTCAAAAGCATGATGCCTGAGCGGGACATTAGCGACATTGGCATGAAAAAGGGTGGCAACGTTGCCAGTTCTGCCTCAAAGCGAGGCGATGGTATTGCCCAGCGGGGTAAAACTCGCGGTCGCATGATTTAAGGAGATTGACGTGCCTAATTTTAAAACTTTAGCCGATAATCCAACGATGATGATGGCAAGGAAAATGCCATTTCGCCGCGATGCAACGCAAGATCGCGCTAACGCATTGAACATGCGAAACTACAAGCCTCGTCGCCCCGATGTGACCTTGGACGATGTGGTAACCCCTGAGATTCGCGCCATACGTGCCAAGCTAATCCAAGGTGCCAAACAGGATGACATGATGGAGTCCGCTGGTAAGGTCTATGACCAAGTCATGCCCGCTCCTGATGGCCCCGGTGGTGGTGGAATGAAGGCGGGCGGTAAAGTGAGTTCTGCCTCCAAAAGAGCAGATGGTTGCGCGGTGCGTGGTAAGACAAAAGGCAGGATCATCTAATGAGAGCCAGTCGCGGCATGGGTGATATTAGCCCCTCCAAAATGCCTAACGGCGTGAAGAAAGCGCGCCGTGATGACACCAACTTTGAGCAATACAAAAAAGGCGGTAAAGTAAATGCTGCTGGCAATTACACCAAACCTAGTTTGCGTAAACGAATTGTGTCTCAGGTAAAAGCTGCGGCAACTCATGGTACGGGCGCGGGGCAATGGTCGGCCCGTAAAGCACAACTTGTCGCTAAGAAGTACAAAGCGGCTGGAGGAGGTTATCGTGATTAAAGGACATACAGGCGATTGCGCCGTTATGGAAGATGGCCCTTGCACTTGTGGCACGGATGAAATTTTGGAAGAGTTGGCACTTGAAGATGCCGGTTTGGCTGCTGAAGATTTTGAATGAAGGCGCCACAGATTTCTTTAAAAAATTGGGGTGACCAGAAATGGCGTACCAAGTCGGGAAAGCCTTCGTCAAAAACGGGTGAGCGGTATCTTCCAGAGGCTGCGATCAAAAGTCTTAGCTCTTCGGAGTACGCCGCAACCACTAAGGCCAAACGGGCTGGCAAGGCAATTGGCAAACAGTTTGTGAAACAGCCGCCCAAGGTGGCCGCAAAAACAGCGAGGTTTAGATAATGGGCGGTGGCGGACAACAAATGATGGGGCAAATAGGGCAGGCTGTGCAAAATAACGTGCCCCAAGGATCTCCTACGTCTGCGTATGCTCCTACCGCACCTGCGGGCAATGCGTATGCAGCGCCTGTTGCGCTTCCTGCACAACTGCCTGGAAATTACCAAGACAACAGAATGCGTAGTCCGCAGGAGCAGCAGCCGTTTCCACAGCAACAATCATCTTGGCAGCAGAACCCTGAGTGGCAGGGTTACCAAACCCAAATGCAAGATTTGCAGAAAAAAATGCAAACGTATCAGCAGCAGTATCAGCCACAGCAACAGAACCAGCAGTATCAGCCTAGAGGCCGCGGTGGTTATGGCGGATTTCGGCAATCACAAAACAGTGGTTTAGCTGGACTTCTTGGCGGGCTTGGACTTGGTGGTGGTTTTGGTGGCGGATATGGAGGCGGTGGTTTTAATTCTAACAACAGCTATGATCCATATATGAACATGCCTGATTTTGGTTCTGGTAGCCCTTCATATGGGCAAGGTTTAGGCTACAACAACGGTGGTAAGGTTGAATAATGGCCAATACATCTGGAACAGCAACATTCAATCTTGACCTAAACGACCTCATTGAGGATGCGTTTGAACGTTGCGGACAAGAGTTGCGCACGGGGTATAACTTTAGGACGGCACGCCGTAGCCTGAATATGCTTACTATTGAGTGGGCAAATCGGGGTATTAACCTGTGGACAATTGAGCAGGGGCAGATTGTTCTTAATACCAACCAGATTCAGTACCCCATCCCAAATGACACGATTGATATGCTGGACATGGTGACCCGTACTGGCACCGGCACCACTCAGTCTGACTTGAATCTTTCGCGCATTTCTGAGCCAACGTATATCACTATCCCAAACAAGTATGCCTCGGGCCGTCCTGTACAGGTGTGGGTAAATCGCCAGACTGGGCAGACAAACCTGACAACGGCTACTTTATCGGCAACTATTACATCTACTGACACGACTATCACGGTTGCAAACCCGTCGGCGTTGACTACGTCAGGCTTTATCAACATTGGCACTGAAACCATTTCCTATCAAAACATTGTTGGCAATGAGTTGCAATACTGTTTCCGCGGTCAAAACAACACGACTGCTGCGGCTCACACCGCTGGAGCGGCCATCTATAGCAACAATCTTTCATCCCTAAACTTGTACCCTGCGCCGTCTGCGCCTGGAAACCAGTACACCTTGGTTTATTACCGTATGCGCCGTATGCAAGATGCCGGCAGCGGTGTGAACGTGCAGGATATTCCTTTCCGTCTTATCCCTTGCATGGTGGCTGGATTGGCTTTCTATCTATCTCAAAAACTGCCTGGGGCAGAAGTTCGGATGGAGTGGTTAAAGGCGGAATACGAACAGCAATGGATGTTGGCGGCACAGGAAGATAGGGATAAGTCGGCAGATAGATACGTTCCAAGGAACATGTTCTATGCCTAATCAGTTTGCTTCAGGCAAATATGCAATTGCTGAGTGTGATCGGTGCGGTCAGCGGTACAAGCTTAAAGAGCTTAGAAAACTGACCATTAAGACAAAGCAGGTTGCAATTAAGGTTTGTCCTGAGTGCTGGGAAGAGGATCAACCGCAGCTTCAGATTGGTATGTACCCGGTGAATGACCCGCAAGCTGTGCGGGAGCCGCGGCCTGATGTCAGCTATACACTTTCTGGAACCAGTGGATTGCAAACCAATATAAGCGGTGGAACGGGTCAAACTGGGTTGGGTACGCCAGAGGGCGGCAGTAGAATCTTCCAGTGGGGCTGGAATCCTGTTGGTGGGTCACGGTTTTTTGATGTGGATCTAACGCCAAATAACTTGGTTTTAGCGGTGGAATTGGGTACAGTATCGGTAAGCGTAACTTAGGAGCAGATATGGACAAGAAACAAGTCAAGGCAATTGCCGACACCGAAGCCAACAAGGCTGTTAAAGGCCATGAAGGTCGTATGCACGCCAAAGGCATGAAGAAGGGCGGGCCTACCAGCATGGATCGCAAAAAGTTTGGCAAGAATATGTCTCGTGCAATGAACCAGCGTGGAGGCTAACATGGCCAAATTTAGCAAAAAAATGATGGGCAAAGAAGTTGGCAACGCTGCCACTTATGCCGTGCCGCACGATATGTCTGGTAAGCCATTTAAGATGGCTTCTCGCGTTGACCCAAATACTTTGACATCAAATCAAATTACGCCAGCAACTGGAAGCGGGCGCGTGAGTGCCGGCAACCCAGCCCGTGATGATGTCAAAACAACTGGAATTAAAATGCGTGGCACTGGCGCAGCTACCAAAGGCGTAATGTCCAGAGGGCCGATGGGATGAACTACACAGAGTTGTACAACACAATTCAGACGTACACCGAGAACCAGTTTCCCGATGTATACCTTGCAAGTGGGAGTACTGTGTCCGCAACGACACAGATCAATACTTTTATTACGCAGGCTGAACAACGTATATACAACTCGGTTCAGTTTCCATCGTTGCGTAAAAACGTAACCGGGTTTACAACCACAAGTAATAAGTACTTGGCTTGCCCATCCGACTTCTTGGCAACGTATTCAATGGCAGTGATTGCCGCAGACGGCTCGTATGAGTATCTGTTGAACAAGGATGTTAACTACATTCGTCAGGCATATCCGCTACCTACTGATACCGCCATCCCAAAGTACTACGCACTGTTTGGCCCGTCATACAGTAACAGTGATGAGTTGTCGTTTATCCTTGGTCCAACTCCTGATGCCGTGTACAACATGGAGTTGCACTACTTCTTCTATCCAGACTCAATCACTGTTGCCGCTGATGGCCGCACTTGGCTGGGGGACAACTTTGACACCGTGCTGCTGTACGGGTCTTTGGTAGAAGCGTACATCTTCATGAAGGGTGAAGTGGACATCATCACCATGTACGAGACAAAGTACAAAGAAGCACTTGCATTGGCCCAGCGTCTGGGTGATGGCTTGGAGCGCAGCGACGCATACCGAAGCGGGCAGTACCGGCAAGCGCCGTTGCCACAAAATAACGGGGTGCGTTGATGGCGTTCACTGGAAATTACAGTTGCAACACCCTTCGGTCAGGCTTGATAAATGGGTCGTTTAACTTTTCGTCAAACACCTTTTATTTGGCTTTGTATACCAATGCTGCCACGCTTGACCAGACTACAACGGCGTACACCACGATTGGCGAGGCTTCTGGTGGCAACTATGCCGCCGGGGGATTGGTAGTAACGGCTACGGTTAGCACAGATACAACTCCATCTGGCAGTATTACATACATCAACTTCTCATCCCCGGCTTGGACGGGTGTAATTACTGCTAGGGGCGCTTTGATCTACAAGGCAGGGGACAATGGCGCAGTGTGCGTTTTGGACTTTGGCAGCAACAAAACATCTACTAACACTTTCACTGTGACGATGCCTGCAAACACCAGCACATCGGCACTCATTCGACTTGTATAAGGGGCGACCATGTTCAACGATAAAGTTAAATCCAAAGATGTTGCCTCAAGCAGCTTGATTGCTGGTGGCTCCGCCGCTGATAGCGCAAGCGCAAAAGGCGTGTACAAAATCCAGTGCCACGACAAAGACGGCAACCTGAAGTGGGAAGACGAAGCTCCAAATCTGGTAGTCAATGAAGGCTTGCAGGACATGAACGCCAAGTACTTTACGGGCACAACTTATACCGCTGCTTGGTATCTTGGTCTGTATGGTTCTGGAGCTACCAATAGTCCTGCGGCTGGTAACACAATGGCTTCGCACAGTAGCTGGACTGAGGTGACTGCTTATAGTCAAGCCACCCGGCCCGCTTGCACGTTTGGAACCCCCACGACTGCCAACCCCTCAGTGGCTACCAACTCAGCTTCACCCGCATCGTTCAGTATCAACGGCACGACAACTGTGGGTGGGGCGTTCTTGACCAGCAACAACACTAAGGGCGGCACGACTGGTATTTTGTATTCAGCCGCAGACTTTAGTGCCCCTGGGGATCGTTCTGTTGTGTCTGGCGACACCCTTTCTGTTACCTACACTCTGAGCTTGGCAGGTTAATCATGGCAACAACATTCAAAAAAGGCGACGTTGTTAAAGCTGTCGCAGTCGTTCCTCAAGGCCCAGTGCTTGCGTTGCGTATGGACGATGAGGGCACGGTGTCGTATCTGATTGAGTGGACAGATGTAGACGGGCAAACCCAACAACGCTGGTTTGAAGAGTCACAATTGACAGGAGTATGATTTATGGCGCTCGTCCTCGCAGACCGGGTAAGGGAAACCACCACTAGCACAGGTACGACTGCTGTAACGCTCGGTGGCGCATACACGGGCTTTCAAACTTTTCTTGCGGCTATTGGCAACGCCAACAGCACTTACTACACCATTGCCAACGTAGTCTCAGGCGAGTGGGAAGTAGGCATTGGTACGTACACCACTTCTGGTAATACACTTTCCCGCACAACTGTTCTATCTTCCAGCAACTCAGGTTTGCTGGTTAATTTCACATCGGGCACCAAAGATGTGTTTGTCACCCAGCCTGCTGAGCGGGCGGTGTATGTGGACTCTGCGGGTACTACAGTTGATGTAAACATCTTGGCCGCTTCGGGCGACTCGTCGTTCAATTCCACGGGTGCGTTAAAAATCTCAGCGGGTACGACAGGTGAGCGGCCCACCGGGGCAGTGGGCAAGATTCGTTGGAACAGCACGTTGTCCCAGTACGAGGGGTATGACGGCACAAACTGGACGCTCCTGGGCGGGGCAGTAATCTCCAACGACACAAGCACGGCAAGCAACCTGTACCCAGTGTTCTCCAGCGTCACGACTGGCAACGCTTCCACTTTATATACCGGCAACGCCAAGCTGCTGTACAAGCCAAGCACAGGCGAGTTGCAGGCTTCAGTCCCAGTTGCATTGAATGGGCTTGTGGTGAACAGTCAAACGGTATCTGCAAGTTACACCATTGCGGTGGGGTATTCAGCTATGTCTGCTGGGCCTGTAGCTGTGGCAAGTGGACAAGCGGTAACGGTCAGTTCAGGCAGTCGTTGGGTAATTGTTTAAGGATTTGATATGGCAAGCGTTGTTGTAAATGGAGATACATCAGGGGCAGTGACTCTGAGCGCACCAGCAGTGGCTGGCACTGTGACTGTAACTTTGCCGTCTACATCGGGCACGATGTTGACTACAGCATCTACTGCTGTAATTACACAAGCAATGTTATCAACCAATGTGGCTGGTAATGGCCCTGCGTTTAGTGCTTATCAATCTTCTTCCCAATCAATTTCGGCAACAACAGCTACCAAAATCACATTAGACGCAGAAATTTTTGACACAAATAGTAATTTTGCGTCTAGCAGATTTACACCAACAGTTGCGGGTTATTACCATTGTTCTGGCGGCGTTATGTTGTCAACTGTAAATACAACACAATGGGTGCAAATAAGTATGTATAAAAATGGCGCAGAGGTAAAAAGAGGGGCTTCTGCAATTACTGGACAAAGCGGAGCTTATCCTCAGGCAATAGTTTCAGGTTTATTATATTTAAATGGTACAAGTGATTATGTTGAAATTTATGTTTACACAAATGCGGCACTTGCTACCAACCCCGACGCAAAGCATATATATTTTGATGGTTTTTTAGCGAGGACAGCATGACTTTAGTAGAAAAAATCAAAGCAATTTACCCTGAACTGCAAGACGCAGATTTTTTAACCGTCATTCACTTGCAAAACGACTCTGACGGGCGTGGAGACTACATTGCTAAGTGGGAACACCCAACATTGGCACGACCAACAGACGAACAAGGAGCCGCATAATGGCCTCATCAATCAACGCATTTTTTGGAAAAGCGTAGAGCATGTTTTGCACCTATGCCCATTACAAGCCTGACGGCGGCCTCTTCTACATAGGAAAAGGCAGGATCAGGCGTTCAAGGCAAATAGATGGTCGAAACTCTCATTGGGCAGACATTGTCAATAAACATGGCAAACCAAAAGTTGAGGTGCTTGCAAAATGGGAAACTGAGCAAGAGGCTTATGACCACGAAAAGTTTTTAATTTTTTGTTTCAAGGACATGGGTTTTGTGTTGACCAACAAAACAAATGGCGGTGGAGGTTCATCTGGATACAAGCACACGGAGGAATCCAGGCAAAAAAATCGCCTTGCCAAAATTGGAATTATTCCTTGGAACCAGGGCAAAAAGACTCCTGCTGAAGTTTGTAAAAAACTGAGCCTTGCAAAATTGGGCAAGCCGGGCCATAAAAAGGGCTGGGTCAACTCTGAAGAGACAAGAGCAAAAATAAGTGCATCAAAAACAGGCAAAACATTTATGAATGAAGCTTGGAGACAGGCCATCAGTAAGGGTAATTTGGGTAAGAAGCATGGGCTTGTGACTTGCCCTCATTGTGGGAAAATTGGCGGTTTAACGGCGATGCCAAGA